GTTAATGCTGGCACTATGGTTTTAGCGCAACAGCTTAATGGTTTACAGCAGCAAGTAATGGAAAATCGTTATGAATTATCAAAAGATATTAGTAACGATGGAGAAAAAACTCGTGCACTATTAGTACAACAGTATGAAGCTACACTAAATCGCCAACTATCAGATGCTAATGCAGCTGTTATAGCACTACAAGCTAAAATAGATACTCAATCAACGGCTCGTGGCGTTGAAGTTACTACAACCAACAACATTAATCAAATGCAACAGCAAGCTCAGCAGCAGCAACAGTGGGGTCAGCTCTACAATGCTATTTGGGGCTTAGCTCAACAAATTCAATCTACTAATTCAGCAATTAACGTTGGTAATGGCACACTAACTGCTAATCCAGCAAATACAAACACAAATATTAGATAATCTTTAATAGCTATTTGCCCTACAACATAAAGTTGTAGGGCTCTTTATTGGAGATTATAATGTATCAAACACAATATTTTTTACCACCACCGTGGTTTTTTCAAGCACCGCCTCAGTATAGTTTACCGCCTAAACAATCAATTAGTGATAACGATTTAATTATTAATACTAGTACTGGTCAAGGGCCTCCAGGTCCACAAGGGCCACAAGGCGTACAGGGTCCACCAGGACCACAAGGCATACAAGGCCCTATGGGAGCACAAGGACCTCAAGGTGATCCAGGTCCACCAGGACCACCTGCACCCGTTAATCAAGCCTGTATATTAAACACAATAATTGTTAAAGATACTTACTATGTACAACCAGACGACTGCTATATAGGAGTTTTAAACGAAAAAAAGATAGATATTATTTTACCACTAAAGCCTGAAAAAGGTAGAATGATTATTATTAAAGCACAGCAAAAACAACTGGAAAATAAAAAAATTTATATAATCACACAAAATGGTGATAAAATAGACAATAGTGATCAAATTGTATTACAGTCACCTTACGAATCAATAACACTAATTTTTAATGATAATTGGCATATAACAGGACAATCAGAGGTATAAAGTGGCAGCTATAAAAATATATGAACCATGGTGTAAAAAACAGCAAGAAGATCACGATATGATAATGACAGCTGTAGATGACTTAGGAGCAGCTAGTTTAGCACTAGCAACAAGTGGTGCTCAAGGTTATTCACAATTTATAACAGCCAGAGATAATTTTAGAAATAAACTTGTAGAAATAAGTAAAAATTATAGATATGTAGAGTAGTATTACACTATAGCCCTGCTTACAGGGCTATACTCTAGCACTACTAGGAGACTACAATGAAGCCATTTAATATAGAAGAAGTTAAAGACTATATTTTAAATAGCAGTCAAGAAACTAAAATATACCTAGGAGCTGATAGCGAACGTAATCGCTTAGATAGTATATGGTATGCAGATTATACTGTTGCTATTGTAGTACACATAGATGGTAAACATGGTTGTAAAATATTTGGTTACTATCAACGTGAGCGTGATTACGATCAACGTAAAGATAAACCTAATATTAGACTAATGACAGAAGTTTATAAAGTTAGTGAAATATATTTACAATTAAAAGATGTTATTGAAGATAGATTGGTAGAAGTACATCTTGATATTAATGCTAGTGTAAAACATGCTAGTAATCAAGTAGTGCAACAGGCCATAGGATATATACGCGGAACCTGCAACCTAGAAGCATTAATTAAACCTAAGGCATTTGCTGCTACATATGCAGCTGATAGACTAAAATTTATACTAAAATGAACTATACTCGATTTGACCTAGAACAACTTATTTTAAAAAACTGGGAAATTACTACAGAGATTAAACATCTTTACGAAAAAGTACTAGAAGATGATAGCTATACTCGTGACAAGATCGCAAATTATTTACTTGGCTTAGAAACTATTTATGAGTTAAAATTTAATAAATTGTGGGATTGTTTTGAATCAATAGCACAACAAGGAAAAATTACGTCATGAGTAGTGAACTACTAGAAAACCTTGACAAAACTAGCGAAGTTTTTGATCAAATGATCAAAGAATTTAAAGATAAGAGTGAACAGTACTGGAATTCACTAACCAAAGAGCAGCAACTTGATGCTTTTTGCGCTGTGAGTCGTAGAATCTATCGTGGTGAGATTGAGCAGCAAGGTAGTTATCGCTATGTACTCTATCAAATTTTTGGATTTGATGAAAGCAGCTATCTACAAGCACAGTGTGCAGGCTATCTAGCAATTCATAACAGTATTTATAGTGGACAAAATCCTGATGATCACGTTAAGATTGATATACTTACTCGTGAAGTAGAAAGATTAAAAAAGAAGTATAAATCTATGGATCATGATGGTGGTCACTATAATACTGCTATCAGCGTTTTAGAAGAACGTATTCGTGAAATAGTACAAACTTTATAGTTGTATGATATAGAAGGAAAAACATTGTGGACGCGGGTTCGATTCCCGCCTGGTCCACCAAAAGCATTCTGATGTAGGTCTTGGTCATTACCAGCGAGATGCGAAAACGGCATCCCAGAGTGCTTCTGATGGGCCAGTCATGGTTTCGACATGGTGAAGAGTACTAAAGTGGACAACTCGGTAGGCGATGACCGTAAATCAAGCAAACTAAAGTAAACGCAAATGATGAAGTTTACGCCTTAGCTGCATAAGCTAAGTGGGGTTTTGGCGGTTGGCCTTATTAACCAATCAACCGCCGCTACAACAACTTGGAGTATTTTATGCACTTACAGCTTACAACACATAACTTAGAAGTTAGTTTTAACTGCGATGCCGAAGATCATTACGATCACAGCAGATTACTAAAATTATTAGCAGAATTAATTGATGAATTGGATAGTCATACAGGAGTTGATCTAGTAGTTACTAGTACACATCCTAATGATAGCACTGATAGTGACAGTGAAGATGACGAGTGGAACGACTAGAATATGTTAATCTTATAGATAAACCGCGTTATTATTTACGTTGGTTTTTAGACAAACATAATTTTATAAAAGTAGAATTAATTCGAGTGCGGGATTAGCTCAGTTGGTAGAGCGTAACTTTGCCAAAGTTAAGGTCATGGGTTCGAGACCCATATTCCGCTCCACGCGATAGTAGCTCAATGGTAGAGCGTCTCGCTTACACCGAGAGGGCCAGCAGTTCAAATCTGTTATTGAGTACCATAAAGAGTATTATATGCATAAACAAATCATAGACTTTTTTACCTATTTTGATAAAACAAGTCAAGAGTTATTACAATTAAGAATTAACGTATTAAAAAATCATGTAGATAAATTTATAATCTGCGAACCCAATAAAACTCCTAGTGGGTTAGCAAATGAAGCTAAACTCAGTGCTAGAATTAAAGAGCTAAATCTACCTAAAGAAAAAATAGAAATAATTAGCTTAGATATTCCTGAAGATGAAGATTTAAATGTGCAAGTTATTGATGTCATAAATTCTTATGAAAATAACAATGATAATAAAACTCATGATTCAATAAGAGCTAGAGCCAGGGAAAGATTACAAAAAGATTCTTTGTTATCTAAGTTAGAAGAATCTGACGAAAATACACTATTTATAGTTAGCGATATTGAAGAAATTGTAGCACCTAAATATATAAACTGGATAGCTGATACAGTAGTACAACATAAAGATCATATAATTAAATTACCTTTAGTATTACTAGAAGGTAAGGCTGATTTGCGAGTATATACAATAGATAATAACTTTAAAAAGTGGGATAATAAAGTATTTATGTGTACTAAATCTCATTTACTAAAAAGTACTCCTAATCAAATAAGATCAGATGTAGATAGTGTGTTTCCTGTAGCGTATATGCACGTAGATAATAAACGAGTAGAAGATTTAGGTTGGTATTTTAGTTGGATGGGTGGAGTTGAAAAACGAGAAATAAAGCGTACTTCTTTTACCTATTACAATGATAAAGTTAATTTTATCAAAGGAAACTACTACAATAGTTCCGAAATGGCAAAATTACACAAAGAGGAACCCGAAGCCGGAAAAATTGCTCCTTGCGGCCAAGTAGATACTATTTTAAAACCTTACCAGTTAGATTTATTACCACAAGAAATATTTATTTATCCAGTTGTAAAACAGTTTTTAATACCAGAGAAAAATATTGATAATGTTGATATATTACAGCAGGAATATACTAGTGCTTGTAATCAACAAACTGATATACACGAACACTTACCTATTTTAAGAGAACTAGCTCAGCAGTGTAGTTCCGTTATTGAAATGGGTACAAAAACTGGACAAAGTACTAGAGCGTTTTTATATTCCTGTGATAAAGTAGTAGCTTATGATTTGGAACTAAATCCACAAGTATTTGAGCTATTTAGAGTAGCAAAAAATGCTGGAAAAAACGTGAATTATATTCAAGCAAATGTACTAAATATTAATATTGAAGAAACGGATCTATTATTTATAGATACTTGGCATGTTTATGAACAATTAAAACAAGAATTAGAATTACATGCTGATAAAGCTAAAAAGTATTTGGTTTTGCATGATACCGAAACTTTTGGTACTATAGGCGAAAATGGCACATCAAAAGGATTACTTCCTGCTATAATGGAATTTTTATCAAAAAATTCCGCCTGGAAAATTAAAGAGCATAGAACTAATAATAATGGTTTAACAATATTAGAAAGAACTAGTAATTAGGATTTTAACGTTGCTATCAATTATTAATAATAAACCACTAATAGTTACAATAGATAATTTTATTTCTCCCGAACAGTGTAGTAATATTGTAAATTTTAGATGGAAGTGGCGTAAAAGCAAAGGCTGGAATGCTGAAACTAGTTCTACACGTTTTACCGATATTAGAACTAGTTCAACCGTATTTGTTAATTTAAAAAATATTACTATACCTATAGAAATAAGATTAATTTATACAAAAATCTCTGAATTTTTTAATATTAGCAGTTCAAGATTCGAAGATGTTCAATTAACTAGATATGAACCTAATCAATTCTATCAAGATCATTGGGATTATTTCTCTGATAAAGATTTGCAAGATAATAATAGAGTAATAACTACTATACTTTATTTAAATGATAATTTTAGTGGAGGAAATACAACCTTTCCTCTTTTAAATCAATCAATAGCTCCTAAAGCTGGAAAACTATTGTATTTCGAATATGATTATGACAAAGACACTAATAAATTAACTAAACATAGTGGTGATCAAGTTATTAGTGGTATAAAACAAATAGCTACTATTTGGATAAGAAAGATTAAGTGGCCCCCTTAGCTCATGCATGGTTAGAGCAGCGGACTCATAATCCGTTGGTGCGCGGTTCGACTCCGTGAGGGGGCACCAAAATACCAAAACCCAGCCTAAGCTGGGTTTTTTGTTCTAAAAAAATTATGTTGACAAGTTGTACATAAATTGCTATAATATATATTCTTTGATACAGGAAAGGTTATGGAAACACAGGATAGAAAATTTGTTATTGCTTATTGTGAGGAAGATAGTGGTGATGGCATTGAACTAGACATTGTCTATGGCAGCGATGAGTTAGATGCCATGTTATATTTTCTAGACAATCCTGATGTAGAGGCGCTTATTTGGTCTAGCCCAGAACAATTGCAGGACTGGATCTGGGATGAATGGCGTGCATTGATTAATTATATTGAGGTATAGATGGCAAAAGGTAAAACTAGTAGTAAAAGTGATCAAAATTATTGGTCTAGATACCAAAGTAATAAAGTGTGGGAAGTTAATCGTAAAAAGAAACTTAATCGACACTTAAAAAAACATCCAAGTGATAAATGTGCTGAACGAGCACTAGACAATATTAAATATCGCCGCAAAACTCCCAAAGCTCCTTTTTGGACTCCAGGAACAATTCGTATAGCACAACTATTTAAGCAGTTTACAGGTAAAGTAAATATAGATATGTTTAATGCTAATCATAAAATTCAACAAGAGGCATTAAATACGTATAACAAAGCCACAGGTCTAATAAAAGTCAATCAAACTAGCAAAGTTAGTTTTAGCATTGGTGCTAGGGCACATGATAGACAAGGTAGACCTACATGGATTGGATAATCGCATATCTAGTATTTGCTTTGACAACTAGTATATGTGCTTGGCTATTTTATTATATGCCAATAATTACAGAAGCTAAAAAGAAGGCGGTAAATAATACTTTTACAAATAGTCCTGTACTTAGCTCTGTAGTATACATTGTTATTTCTGCCTTTATAGCTCCTACTATATTTATAGCACTTTTTAGCGAACGTCATGCTAAACTCTTTCGTGACGCGTTGCGAGAGGAAATCTTAAAACAAGACTAAAAATTTTTTATTGATTTCTTATGTTTAACAGTGTATAATATTATTTCAATTGATAAGGAAAAACATATAGTGAAACTACTTGAATTTACTTACACTAAACAAGATGGTTCGGTTAGCAAACGTGCAGTTATTGAGCTTGTAACTCCCAACAAATTTATTGAAGGGTGGGATGTTAGTAATCTTGATGAGCAAACCTTCGTCCAATTTACCCAAAGTATGGGAGAACTACGTCGTCGTCAACATGAAGAAACTATGCAACTTCTTGGCGATTTTGATCTTAAACACAACTATCGTAGATTTAAACCAGAATCTATGACAGATGTTCAAGTAGACTATGTCTAAACAGTTTAGGATATGGGAAAGCGTTCAACTTCATGAAACAGTAAAAACTTGTGTGGAATTACGATTCAAGCTAGAGCAAATATGCATAGAACAAGAAAAGCAATTGGCTGAATTACCAGACAGTTTAATACCTTCTGAACTATTATACATGATTGTAGCAAGTAACGAAGCTATGTATAATAAATTATTACAACAAGACCTTATAAAAACACTTAATCCAACAACCAATACAAATTTACACTAAAGGAATATTATGGCAACTCAAAGTGCATGGACAGATGAACTCAAAGCTAAAGTTATTGAAATGTATGAACAGGCAGGCCCAACACCTGAAAATTCAACTGAAATCTGCAAAGACATCGCAGAAGAAATTGAAATGTCACCTAATGGGGTACGCATGGTGCTCGTACAGGCTGGCGTTTATGTTAAGAAAGACCCCAGTGCCGGTTCAGCTAAGACAACTAAAACTGCGTCAGGCGAAGGTAGTAAGCGCGTCTCTAAAGAAACTAGCATTGCTGAACTCAAGGCAGCTATTGAAGCAAAGGGCGGGCCTATTGATGATGACATTTTAGGCAAACTAACTGGTAAAGCAGCAGTTTATTTTACCCAAGTATTAAAAGCAGCATAATTGTGGCGGCCTAGTGCCGCCTTTTACTTCTGGAGAAACGAGTGGCAAAGCGACGCAAAACTGATCTTGAGTTGGAAAAGATGACTGATGCAAACATTGCTAAAGTTATAAAACTCCTAGAACCACAAGATGGCAAGCCTATTACTAAAAAAGATGCTTGTCAAATGCTTGGTATGGCCTATAACACTACTAGACTTGCTAGTGTTATTGAAGAATTTAGGCAGAAGCAACAACGTATTGCTGAACAAAAAGCAAAACTTCGTGGCAAGCCGATTACTGATAATGAACGAGCTAGTATTATTCAGGAATATTTAGCTGGTGCTACTATTGAATCTATTAGTAAAATGACCTATCGTGGCTCACACCTAATCAAGCAAGTATTAGAAGATAATAGTGTGCCAATTCGACAACCGGGCCATAACTACTTTACACCACAGCTAATACCAGATGGTGCAGTGCGTGACAGATTCCAACCTGGTGAAGTAGTATATAGTGCCCGCTATGATAGCATGGCTAAGATTAAAACGGAAAAACTTGACCCTAAACATGGGTATGTGTACTCAATGTGGCTACTCAGCGAGCGTTGGCTACAGTGGTGCTGGCAACCAGCTTACGAACTAGCCAGCTTAGAACATTTAAGAAAAATTGGAGTAGCAGTATGAGCAGTACCTTTAAAGAGGGCGCAATTGGCGTAATCATATTTATAGTAGCATTTGTGCTAATGATTGGCGGCCCAATGGCAGCTAGTCATGCTAGTAAGCAAGCATGTATTGAGCTTGGTATGCAGAATAAGTATTCGGCAACTGATATTATGCTAATTTGTGGTAAATAATGACTAATTTTGTAAAATATGCGTTAGATAATGGTGGACAAATAGTACCATTATTTTTAGATTTTAAATATACAAATGGTACAGGAATATTTAATCCAAGCGTATACTATGACGAAGTAATGGATAAATTATTAGTAAATATTAGACATTGCCAGTATACGCTATATCATTCAGAAAAATGTAGATTTGATTCGCAGTGGGGACCACTAACATATCTAAATCCAGAACATGATATGACCCTAACAACAACAAACTATTTGTGCGAATTAAATAAACAATCACTGGAAATTGAAAAAACATCTAAAATAGATACTAGCAAGTTAGATGTTAGACCTATTTGGGAATTTGTAGGTTTAGAAGATGTTAGACTAATTCGTTGGAATAATAAACTATATGGAACTGGTGTAAGACGAGATACAACTCCGCATGGAGAAGGTAGAATGGAAATGTCTACTATTGAAATCGACGGAGAAGTAGTTAGAGAAACCGATAGATTTAGAATTCCCAGTACTGGCGACAATAATAGTTATTGTGAAAAAAATTGGATGCCAATTCAAGAAATGCCATTTCATTATATGAAGTGGTGCAATCCTAGTGAAATAGTTAAAGTTAATTTAGATACAGTAAAAACTACAACTATACATTCAGGAGAGTATAGATATTTTTATAAAGACTTTCGTGGCGGTTCTCAAGTAATTAGGTTAAATAAAGACTATAGTTTTGCTTGTGTACATACAGTTAATTTATATAAATCAGAAATCGGCGCAAAAAATGCTACTTATAGGCATTGCTTTATATTTTGGAATAATGACTGGACTCAAAATAGGTGGACCAATGAGTTTAGTTTTTTAGGAGGAGAAATTGAATTTTGTACTGGTATGACTAAGTACAAAGATGATTTTTTACTTAGTTTTGGTTTTCAAGATAATTGCTCTTATCTGTTAAAAGTACCGGCTACACTTATGGAACAAATATGTTTAGAAACGTGGTAGATTATTTGCTTGCAAAATATTCTAATGATCCAGAAAATGATCAAAATAATTTAGAAATGGCTGATTATTACTACTTGCATAAACAATATGCAGGTGCTTTTTCATTTTATTTAAGAGCAGCTGATAGATCAGAAAATGTAGATACGCAATATTATGCTTTAATAAAAGGCGCGCGTTGTTTAGAAGTACCTGGTCATAGAAAACATACGGTTAGAACTGTATATGGGCATGCAATAACTATTTGTCCAAACAGACCAGAAGCTTACTACTTTTTAAGTAGAAATTATGAATGGAGTCAAGACTGGGTAGCTAGTTATACTTACGCTAATTTAGGCTTAATGTTGTCTACAGGAGACAAAGACCCTAAACTGTTAAATATTGAAGAGTATCCGGGCAAACATGGTTTAATATTTCAAAAAGCTATTGCCGCATGGTGGTGGGGCAAATGCACAGAATCTAGAGACTTACATAAAGAATTGATAGAAAATTACTTTTCAATACTAGATGGACAATATTTAGCAGCTATAGTCAATAATTTTGGTATTGTTTATAAAAAGCAGTATCCTATCATAACAAAAGTACCTACAATAATTACTGAGGCTAAAGATGGATAGTAATATTCTCTATGAGCGACTAATAGAAGAGAACTTGGAAAAAGGCTTTCAAGTCCGTTTAGTAGTCAATGATTTTAGAGAAGTTACTTACATACAACTACGCAAATATTTTTTAAGTTATGAAGGTGAATGGATTCCAAGTCGTGAAGGCGTTAGTATTCCGGCTAGTATAGAAAATATACATCAATTAATCTACGGCTTATTAGATATTTGTGCTAGTGCTGAAGGCGAAGAAGTAATTAAATTCTTTCATGATAAGATAGTAAAAAAATAACTTGAAACATATACCCTAAACTGCTAAAATATTATTTATGAATAAATTACACAAATTATTAGATAAAGCAAGTGAAGCCTATTATGCCGGTAAGCCCACTATTAGTGACTATATATTTGATATATTAGCAGAAGGTTCTGGCTATAACAAGGTTGGTGCTGCTGTACACGGTAAAAAAGCAAAACACTTGTACCAAATGTATAGCCTACAAAAGTTCTATGAAGATGATGGCAAGCCTGATCCATTAGCTGGCTTAGACGTTACTACAAGTATTAAACTTGATGGCGCAGCTATTAGTTTAGTATATGATAATGGTATGCTTATACAAGCACTTACTCGTGGTGATGGCGTTGAGGGTCAAATTATTACAGATAAAATGTACGAACACGGTGGCTTAGTTCCACTACAGTTAAACAACAATTTAACAGTACAAATTACTGGCGAGATTGTAGCTCCACTACACGTAGAAAATTCTAGAAATTATGCCGCGGGCAGCTTAAATCTTAAAGATGTGGCAGAGTTTCGTACTAGAGCTCTGGAGTTTTTTGCTTATCAAGTTACTCCAAGTCACTACCAATTGTGGACAGATGAGATGGAGTATCTTAAGTTATTAGGTTTCAACACAGTACTAGAACCAGATTTAGCCAAAATATATCCTAGTGACGGAATAGTAGTGAGACTAAATGATAACTTCAAGTTTCAAGAAATGGGTTATACTAGCAAGCATCCTCGTGGTGCTTATGCTCGCAAGGAACGTGCTAAACATGTAGAAACTAAACTATTAGGTGTTGAATGGAATGTTGGTAAAACTGGCAAAGTGACTCCAACAGCCATACTTGAACCAGTATATATTGGTGATGCCCTAGTTAGCCGTGCAACACTTAATAATCCTGGATTTATAGAAGCCCTAGACTTACAAATTGGCGATACTGTAGCAGTTGCTCGTGCTGGAGAAATTATACCTTGCATACTGCACAAAGTTGATGCATAATTTTACAGCTTAGGGGTAAACTAAATTTTAGCTTGTAAACAAATACTCAATACTGTATAATAATATCTTAAGTTGATAAATCAATATGAAAATAGAAATACCAACACATTGTCCTTGTTGTAATTACAAACTAGAATTGGTAAATGACCAATTATTTTGTCGCAATCAGGCTTGTGACGCTCAGTTGCTTAAGCGTGTAGAACACTTTTGCAAGACAATGGGCATCAAAGGTATGGGAACAAAAACTATTGAAAAACTTGAATTAGCAGATATTACAGAATTGTACTATTTAGACCTAGATCAAATAGCAGCCCAATTAGGTAGTCAAAAAATTGCTGAAAAATTAATTGGTGAATTAGATCGCAGCCGTAGTGCCCCATTAGATCAAATATTAGCTAGTATGAGTATTCCGTTAGTAGGTAACACAGCTAGTACAAAAATTTGTAGTGTAGTTAATCATATTAGCGAAATCAACTTAGAAACTTGCAAACAGGCGGGGCTAGGAGATAAAGTAACACAAAATCTACTAGCCTGGCTAGAAACTGATTTCATTGAAATGAGGGAGTTTTTACCCTTTTCATTTCGCAGTGAAAAACCTGAAATACATAATGAAGCAAAATCAGTGTGTATTACCGGTAAACTATCTTCTTATAAAACAAAAGCCGAAGCCTATAAGCAACTAACAGAATATGGATTTCGTGTAGTAGAATCTGTAACAAAAACTACGGACTATTTGGTAGATGAAGAAGGTAAAAGTAGTACAAAACGTAAAAAAGCCGAAGAACTCGGCATTAAAATCATCACAAACTTAGATAACTTTTTAAGAGAAATAAACAATGACTGAAAAAGCAAAAAAATGGTCTGAAGCTACTGTTAATCAACTTATGAAACTTGTTGGATCGCAACGTCCTGTTAGTGCTAACACTGTTGAAACAGCAGCTGAATCACTTGGTGAAGGATTTACTCCACGTAGCGTAGCTAGCAAATTGCGTCAACTAGAAGTTGAAGTAGCTAGCATGGCCAAAGAAAAAACTAGTGCATTTACCGAAGATGAAGGTGCAGAACTTGCGGAGTTTGTTATTAGCAATAGTGGCGAACTTACTTACAAGCAAATTGCTGAACAATTTATGGATGGCAAGTTTACTGCAAAACAAATCCAAGGCAAGTTATTAGCACTAGAATTAACTGGTAGTGTTAAGCCAGCAGAAAAAGTAGAAATTGCTCGTACTTATACCGATAGTGAAGAAGCCAAATTTATTCAAATGGCTGAGCGTGGCGCATTTATTGAAGATATTGCTACTGCACTTAACAAATCAGTTGCAAGCGTTCGTGGTAAAGCTCTTAGCCTTACTCGCAAGGGTCAAATTGCTAAGATTCCTGCACAAAAGAACAGCTATGCCAAAGAGCAAGTTGATCCTGTTGTAGCTCTTGGTGCTAAGATTCATGCAATGACAGTTGCTGAAATCGCAGCTGCAGTTGATAAAACTGAGCGTGGTCTTAAGACTCTGTTAACTCGTCGTGGAATTAAAGTTGCTGACTATGATGGTGCAGCAAAGCGCGACAAGGCAGATGGTAAAAAAGCTGCCTAATTAGCAGATTGTTAATCCAGGCTGGGAGTTTTGAAGAGCTCCCGGCCTTTTATACTTTTGGGCTAACAGATGAAGGTAACAATTACTTACCATGATAATGAAAGTTTTACTATTGAAGAAGTGGTAAAACAAGCGGTACATAACTATGGAAAATCTGCTACAGTAGAAGTAATGCCTGAGTCAACAATGGCCTATGACCATATTTACTTTGGCTTACAGCAATTAGTAACACACGAACAACTTAGCTTGTTATTTGAACGAGATGCTGGCTATCAGCAAGATATTAAACGATTAAGAGAAGAAGTACTATATAAAGTAACAGAGATTATAGACCAGGTAATTATAGATAATGAATCGAAAGTAGGTTAAACTTGGATACAAGTGCAGTAGTCTTACATAAACTACTAGCAGAGCAAAACCTAGAATTATGGGCACGGCTTAAGCTAGTATTTTTAGACCCTGCGTACAGCTCTCTTTATAGTGTAATCACAAAACATTACGAAAAGTACAATAGTGTACCTTCGTTCGACGATTTAACACTTACGTTAAGGGAGGGTCCAGCGTCTAAGATGTTAGCAACTCTCCGGCTAACGGAAGTTCCTGATGTTAGTGCTGAAGTAGCACTAGATGCGTTAATAGATCAATATACACAAAACGAAACAGTAAAATTACTAGATAAATTTGTAGATAAATTACCACTATATGATAGCAATGAGATAAAAGAAAATTTAGCTACAATATCTATGACCATAGAAGAAAAGACGCATACTAGTGAAAAAGTCTTTACTATGGCTGACATAATGATGTTTAGGCATCCTAATGAATTGGAAAAAGAACGTGTTTATCTTGGACTTAACAACACTTTTGATGCTGTTCTTGGTGGCGTCGCTAGGCAGGAACTTATACTCATCGGCGGTAAGCGAGGCAGCGGTAAATCTATTACTAGTAGCAACATTTTTATTAATCAGTATGAAAATGGTTTTTCATCTCTATACTTTTCAATAGAGATGACAGCCTATGAAGTCATGGAACGCAATCTAAGTATTCTAGCTAGTGTTGATTTACAGCGATTAAAGCAAAACAAGTTAACAGACGAAGAAGTGTTAAAAGTAGTAAAAGCTAGAGCAGGTATGTTTGAAGAATCGGATCAAACAGTCTTAGATTTTATGCGGCATCGTGATAGATATAAGTTTGAAGAAACACTAGTGCGAAATCATCAATTAAAACCAGACAATCAAATGATTATAGTTGATGACAGAGATTTAACAATCAGTAGTATTGATCTACACATAGGCAAAGCAAAAGCCAAGTTTGGTGAAAAATTACAAGTAGTAGTTGTAGACTACCTAAATCAGATTGTTATTGAAGGCAGTGATATGTATGACTGGAAGCCTCAAATTGAAGTAAGTAAAAAGTTAAAAAACTTGGCTAGAAAGTATGAAGTAGTATTAGTAAGTCCATATCAAATTGATGCTAGTGGTGAGGCAAGATTTGCTAAAGGTATTCTTGATGCAGCAGATATTGCACTAGTCATGGAGGCACACGATAAAAGTACTAATGCAGTTAGTTTCGAAACAACTAAGATTCGTGGTGGCAAAGAAATGAAATTTACTTGTCCCATAGATTGGGAAACACTCAGAATCAGTCCGCAAAGCATAGATAGACCAGAACAAAAAGAAACAGTTAAACGAGCAACAAAGAAACAACAAGATTTAAAACAAGACGATACCGCAGCAGATTTACCTTGGCATACATAAAATGAGCGATCCAGTACTAGATCTATTAAAAAATAATAGCTTAGCTTTTACAGTTAGTGGCCGTGATTACCTAACCAAATGCTTAAACCCAGATCATGAAGATACTAATCCTAGTTTTCGAATTGATCGGGTTAGTGGTGTAGCACACTGTTTTAGTTGTGGATTTAAAACTAATATTTTTAAGTATTTTGGAGTTTTTACTAATCCTGTACCGCTTAGAATTGCCAATCTTAAGAAAAAATTATTTGAACTCAGAACAAGCACAGAACAAGAACTGCCACAAGGATATACTCCTTGGACAAAACCATTTCGTGGAATCAGTGCACAAACACTAAAGCATTTTGGTGCTTTTTATACTAATCAAGTAGAAAAATTATCTGATAGAGTAGTATTTCCTATTAGTGACGTTACTGATAAAATACAAGTATTTGTTGCCAGACATACTCTAAGTAATGGTAATCCTAGATATATAAATTATCCTAGTGGTGTAGAAATGCCGCTATATCCTAGCTACTTAGAACAACCACAAAAATCTATAATTCTTGTGGAAGGCATCTTTGATATGTTAAACCTTTACGATAAAGGCTTGCACAATGCAATATGCTGTTTTGGAACAAATACGCTACAAAATTATGCAAAACAAAAACTCTTACCATTTAAAGCACAAGGCGTTACGCACGTATACATCTTATTTGACGGCGATGAAGCAGGTGAAAAAGCAGCAAAACAACTTAAACCAATTATAGAACAAGAAGAATTCGTTGTAGAAATAATTAAATTACCAGATGGTGTTGATCCTGGTGAATTAGATCAAATAGAAGTACACAGCATTAAGGAATATACCACAAAATGAAAATAGCCGTAATTGATAAAGCACCTAGCCGCACTAAATATGAGCAATATTTTAAGTTTGACTTTGAGCTATTTCATATGAGTTCACAGCCAATTACTAAATTGCTAAAAAAAGATGTGGACTTAGATATAGATACCGATCTCTATGACTTAGTGATCTTGGTAGGCGCTGAAGCGGCTAAAGAGTACGGTAAAATTACTAGCGTTACAAACTATGCCGGTCAACTTATAAATGATAAATTTATACCTATTAGTAATCCAGCTATGCTTGCGTTTAAGCCAGAAGGTAAACCAGATTTTGAACGTGCTGTAGATAAAATACACAAACATATTGCTGGTGAGATTAAGGGTACTAAAACTGGTGATTTTCGTGGCATTGATAGTGAGCAAGAAGCCCACGAATTCTTAACAGAAGTATTAGAAAACGCTCAAGGAGTAGTTGCAATTGATACGGAAACTACAGGCTTATATCCCAGAGATGGTTATGTGCTTGGTGTTAGTATTAGCTATAAACCTAATCATGGACGTTATATTAGCTGTGATTGCCTAGGCGAAACTAACGCACTATTATTACAAAAAATTTGTAGTGAATTTACTATAGTATTTCATAATATGAAATTTGACTACAAAATGTTGAAGTATCACTTAGACCTAGAGTTTGATCGTAGTCGTGTACACGATACCATGGTTATGCACTATGTTTTAGATGAAACAGATAATCATGGCCTAAAAGAATTAGCACTAAAGTATACTGACTATGGAGACTATGACGCTAAACTGGATGAATTTAAGAAGGAGTATTGTCGTCAACATGGTGTGCTCAACGAGAACTTTACCTACGACTTAATACCATTTGACATTATCAGTGAATATGCTTCAATAGACACAGCAGTCACCCTAGAACTATTTAACAAGTTTTGGCCTATTGTGCAGAATAATGATAAATTGCACAGAGTATATACCAAAATATTAATTCCAGGCACACTATTCCTAATGGATATGGAAGAAGTAGGTATTCCTATTAGTCGTGAGCGTATGCAATTAGCTGATGTGTATCTTAGTGAAAAGATTCAAGAGGCTAAGGAGCACATTTACACATTTGATGAGGTAAAACTATTTGAAAAGAATGAAGGCAAAATCTTCAATCCTAATAGTGTTATGCAATTGAGATCAATATTATTTGACTACCTAGGCCTAACACCAACTGGTAAAAAGACAGCCACAGGAGCTATTTCAACAGATGCAGAAGTCCTAGAACAATTAAGTGAAGAACATGAACTTCCTAAAGCGATACTACAGGTCAGAAAGCTATCAAAAATCCAGAATACATATATACATAAAATACTTCCTGAGCTGGATCGTGATGATAGGATACGTACTAATTTTAATCTTATCTTTACCACTAGTGGTCGTTTATCTAGTAGTGGAAAGTTTAATGCACAACAAATACCTAGAGACGACCCAATCATCAAAGGGTGTATCAAGGCTCCAGCGGGTTATAAGATTGTTTCGCAAGACTTAAGAACCGCTGAAATGTACTATGCTGCTGTGTTGAGTGGTGATAAGAATCTACAAAAAGTGTTTACTGATGGTGGTGACTTTCACAGTAGTATAGCTAAAATGGTGTTTGACTTACCTTGCGAAGTCGAGCAGGTAAAGAAAATGTATCCTGATATGCGTCAAAGTGCTAAGGCTATCAGTTTCGGCATCTTATACGGTTCAGGAGCAGATAAGGTTAGTGTAACAGTTACTAAAGCAACAGGCCAGCATTATCCAGTAGAACGTGCTCGTGATGATATTAAACAGTATTTTACAACATTTAAAAAACTAAAGCAGTGGCTTGACACTAGAAAACAATTTATTGAACAGAATGGATATACTTACAGCTTTTTTGGCAGAAAAAGACGCCTACCTAACGTATTCAGCAGTGACAAAGGAATCGCAGCCCACGAAGTACGTAGTGGAATTAATTCGGAAATCCAATCGCTTGCAAGCGACGTTAACTTACTCGGAGCTATTGAAACTGCTAGAACAATTAGAGAGCGTAAACTTGACGCAAGAATCTTCATGCTTGTCCATGACTCAATCGTGGCACTTGTTAAGGACAGCGACGTAGATGAATACTGTAACATACTACGCGAATCTACACAATATGACTGGGGCTGTAATATTAGTGGATTTCCTATTGGCGTTGATCAGGACATAGGCGATGACTACAGTTTCGGCAGTTTTGAGGAAACCTATAGGGCTGGCGAGCTTAGTTTGGCCCGTATTTAGATTGGGTGAAAAAGAGCCGTACACTCATGGTAAACTAACCTTCTATAGTAGCGAATATGTGGATCAAGACGACCCTAAACCGTTTAATCGGTACAGAATCGTAGATGATCGTGGTGTAGACAAGCCTACTCTTGGCTTACGTAGACTAATGTTAAAACAGCAAAAGGTAAAACTACACCCAATTGGGTCAGCAATATACTTCCTACAAGACGTAATTAAGCTGGCAAAATCAACGACTTGGTTTATTGATAGTGTGGGACAGGTATTTCAGCACAAAAAACTTGTACGCGCCAAACTGGCTACATACAGGATTACCCAAGTTTTGCCTGCCAGTGGGATAGGGTGTGTTTTAGAGGTTGAGGGTCTGTCTGAAAGATTTAAAAGCCTGCAAGTTCCCAAAGAGTATGAATTGTATGCTGGTATACTACACTATAACCGATGCAACTTACTCTACGGCTACTATAGTGAACCAATTGAAACTACATGGAGACTAGTGTGAAAGCTATTATAACTAACAGGATTTATATGGACGATCCTGGTAGGCTAAACGCCAAGTTTATCATGGATAGTTTAACCTACAAGTTTAAAAAGAATACAGGCAGTAAAAAGTTTAGTGTAGTAGAAACCATTAAAAATTATAGATTGTTGCCAAAAGGCATACTTAGTGTGCCACAAGGTAGAACAGATTTAATACCTGATGGTTATGAAGTAGTAGATAAGCGTGTGTTAAATCCGGTACCTTTTCCTACACCCAAATATAGTTTGCGAGAGGATCAGCTAGAAATTTATAATAGTGCTAATGATACTTGCTTTATTAATGCCTTAGTAGGTTGGGGCAAAACATTTACAGCACTACATATTGCACGCAAGTGGGGACAAAAAACACTAATAGTAACACATACTACTGCACTACGTGATCAATGGTGCGATGAAGTTAGAGCACTATTTGGTCATGAGCCTGGTATTATAGGCAGCGGTTTCTATGATGTAGAAGATCACTTTGTAGTTGTAGGGAATGTACAAAGTATTGTTAAATATCTGGATAGGATTAATAAAGAATTTGGCACAATTATCCTAGACGAAGCACATCATTGTCCTGCTACAACTTTTAGCCAAACTATAGATAGTTTTTATGCTCGTTATAGATTGGCGCTTAGTGGTACTATGGAGCGCAAAGATGGTAAACACATATTTTTTAATGATTATTTTGGTGATACTATATTCCGTCCAAAACAAGCTAACACTATTAATCCATTAGTACACTTAGTAAAAAGTAATCTTATACTAAAACCCAATGTAACTTGGGTAGAAAAAATTAATGACCTAACACAAAACGAATATTATAGAAAGTTTATCAGTGCTACTGCTAACTATCACATCCAAGCAGGTCATAGTGTACTAGTAGTAGCAGATCGCGTAGAATTTTTGGAGGCTGTAAAGGAATATGTTGGAGAAACGTGTTTGTTGGTTACTGGCGACACCAGCTATGAAGAAAGGCAATATGCCAAAGAACAAATCCTTAACAGAGAAAAAATGTGCATTGCTGGTAGCCGCCAAATCTTTGCCGAAGGAATATCAATCAACGCACTTAGTTGCGTTATACTAGCAGTGCCTATGAGCAACGATAGTTTACTAGAACAAATTGTAGGACGCATTATGCGACCATATCCAGATAAACCGCAACCCATAGTAGTAGACATTCAATTTAGTGGCTGGGCTGATAAGAAACAAAATAATGATAGGCTTGGACTATACGTGCGTAAAGGTTGGAAAATCTTATCGGTATAGAAATTTTAACTTGCTGTGGTTAGTCTACTATGGTATAATATATTATGAATCAAAGAAAAGTCTTTATGTTTAACCTAGCCAAGCTTGAAAAGCTAGCTAATGGTGATCAAGTAAAAATTGTAGAAATTTTAGAAGATTACTACAAAAGATTTAAGTATGACTTAAAGGGTGGCAGCTGTTTTTTAATAGAACCAGCACAACTATTTTTTGATCGTAATACAGATATACTATTTAAAGCACAGTATATACAGTTAGCGGCACGTAGAAGTTATCAGCAATATAAAGATTTAGGCTACACATATTTAGACTTAAGTTATTTTCCAGACCTAAATTTACAAGTAATAAAATACAATCCGCTATTAACAACAAAAAACAACAAAATATACTTCAAATACGAGGAATAAAATGGCACTTAGTTTTAAACAAACAAAAGGTAAAGCACTATCAAATAAAGTAGAAAGCTATGAATATAAAGATGGCGAGAATACAGTTAGATTAATTGGCGGTGTTCTTCCACGTTATATCTATTGGCTTAAAGGTACTAACAACAAAGACATTCCTGTAGAGTGCCTGGCTTTTAGTCGGGAAAAGGAAAAGTTTGATAATCTTGAAAAAGATCATGTAGCTGATTACTATCCTGACCTACGTTGCAGTTGGAGCTACTCAATTAACTGTATTGATCCTAAGGATGGCAAGGTCAAAGCACTAAATCTTAAAAAGAAGCTATTTGAACAGATTGTTACAGCTGCCGAAGATTTAGGAGATCCTACCGACTATGATACAGGTTGGGATGTTGTATTTAAGCGTCAAAAAACTGGCCCGCTTCCATTTAATGTTGAGTACACACTACAAGTTCTACGTTGCAAACCACGAGCACTAAGTGCCGAAGAACGAGCATTAGCAGATAACGCACAAAACATTGATGAAAAGTTTCCTAGACCTACAGCAGATGAAGTCAAAGCATTGCTAGAAAAGATTGCCCAACAAGGCGATGAAGATGAAGGCAGTGAAAGCGAGCAAGAAGCCGTTAAGGAATTAGGTTAATCAAAGGCCCAGTAATGAAAGTTACTGGGCTTTTTCATCACAGGAAAAATAATGAAAATACTTTTTACAGCAGATATTCATATAAAATTAGGTCAAAAAAATGTTCCTGTTGATTGGGCTAGAAATCGTTATAATCTCTTATGGCAACAGTTTGAAAAACTGCAAGAACAAGCCGATGTATTTGTTATAGGTGGGGATGTATTTGACAAACTGCCTAGTATGGACGAACTAGAAGTATATTTTGATTTAATTAGCATTTGTAAAATACCAACTATAATCTACAGTGGTAATCATGAAGCAGTTAAAAAATCTACTACATTTATGACTAATCTTGCTAAAGCCACAAACTTGCTAAGCAATAAACGTAATGTTATTGTTATTGACGACTACTATAGCGACTATGGTATAGAGTTTGTTCCTTACAACAAACTAAAAGACTTTGAACAAAACAATCCTTGGTCAGATGGTGGTAGAATTTTATGCACACATGTTCGTGGTGAAATACCTCCACATGTTACACCAGAAATTAATTTAGATATATTTAATAGTTGGAACATTGTACTAGCCGGAGATTTACACAGTTATGAAAATTGTCAGCGTAATATCTTGTATCCTGGTAGTCCTGTCACCACTAGTTTTCATAGAGATGTTGTTGACACTGGCGTCATATTACTAGATACAGAAACACTAAAACATAATTGGCTAAAACTAGAAGTGCCACAACTAATAAGAAAAACAGTTGGTGCTGGCGACCCTAAACCGCCTACACCTTATCACCACACAATTTATCAAGTTGAAGGCGATTTGCAAGAGTTAGGCGAACTTGAAGATAGCGATCTTATTGATAAAAAGGTAATTAAGCGTAGTAGTGATGTACAGCTTATGCTAGATAATGATATGACACTAGTAGAAGAAGTCAGAGAGTATTTACAGTATATACTACAACTTCCACAAACTACTATTGATAAAGCTGTATTAGAAGTACAAAATCAACTGGATAAGATAGAGCATGATTAACACAGATTATCATCCTAATTTTTACTATGTTGCTAGAATACTTGCTGAACGTAAGCATGGTACGCAAGATCATTGGCAACTAGAATTTGATAATGCTGTTGATATAATACTATTAATAGAACAATTAGGTTTTTTAAATAAGCGAAAGTTTTGGAGCAATGATAACAATAAAAGAATTACGTTGGAATAACTGTTTTAGTTATGGCGGTAACAATACCATAAATTTTGTCAAAGCTCCACTAACACAACTTGTAGGTAAAAATGGGCACGGCAAAAGTAGTATTGCACTTATTCTAGAAGAAGTACTATTTAATAAAAATAGCAAGTCAATTAAAAAAGCTGATATACTTAACAGGTATGTTAAAGATAAAACTTATAGTATTGAGCTTGACCTAGAGCGTGACGGTAATGACTATACAATTAAAACCACTCGCGGCACTAATCAAACTGTTAAACTATTAAAAAATGGTCAAGATATTAGTGCTCACACAGCAACACAAACTTACAAGATTATAGAGGATATTGTAGGTATTGATCACAAAAGTTTTGCACAGATTGTTTACCAATCAAATGCTATGAGCTTAGAATTTTTAACAAGTGCAGATACAGCTCGTAAAAAGTTTTTGATAGAAATATTAAATCTTACTAAGTATACCAAAGCAAGTGAAGTATTTAAGGATATTTCACTAGAACTTGGCAAAGAGATTAGCGCTACACAAGCTAAAGTTAATACTGTGCGTAGCTGGTTAGACAAATATGAAAAAACTGACTTAACAGTTAAAGGTTTTCACGTAGTAGAAATTCTAGACCCTAAATTAGAGCAAACTGCAGCCAAGTTAAACCTAGAGATAGCTAATGTAGATAAAACCAATCGTAAGATTGTGCAAAATAATACCTACAAACAACAACTTAGTGCAATTAACTTAACTTTTCCATCACCAGCACCTGTTGACGAAAAGCACATCAAGCAACTACAACAAGAACAAACTGAAAATATGAAAACCGTTAAAGACGGTGAACTATTTATTAAAAAACTTAAAAATTTAAGTGGAGTTTGTCCTACTTGTTACAATCCAATTGATAGTGCAAAAACTCAAGAGTTGATTACAGCTAAAGATAATGAGGTTGAAATAGCCAGAGCTGCAGCTGCAACTGCACTAATCATATGTAGCGAATTGGAAGAGTCTGATAAAAAGCACAAACAAGCAATAAAAACTCAGCAAGAATTTGAGCGATTGCACCTACTAGTTGATAACTCACTACCTAGCAAAACACTGGACAAAAATGAATTACAAAATCAATACGATAACCTGGCTAGAACTATACAAGAAACTAAACAGCGAATTAAGTTGGCAGAGGATAAAAATACTCAAATACAAGTACATAACAGTAAAATAGAAACTATTAAGCAGCAGTTACAAGAAATGAGTGAGGAATTGGAAGAGCACAGCTTTCAATTACACTTAATGACAGAACGAATGAGTATACTACAAGTACTCACTAAAACGTTTTCAACAACTGGTTTAGTAGCTTATAAAATTGAGTGCTTAGTAAAAGACCTAGAGGCAATTACTAATAAATATTTAGTAGACCTAAGTGACGGCAGATTTCAGATCAGCTTTAAAGTAAATAGTAGCGATAAACTACTAGTAGTAATTACTGATAATGGTAAAGATATTGATATTAATGCACTAAGTGGTGGTGAAAAAGCCCGTGTAAATGTAGCCACACTACTAGCTATACGCAAACTAATGCAAACACTATCTAGTAGTCGTATTAACTTACTAATCTTAGATGAAACAGTAGAAGCATTAGATATAGATGGTAAGGAAAAACTAGTAGAAGTTTTATTAGGTGAAGAGCATCTTAACACATTTTTAGTCAGTCATGGTTTTAGCCATCCACTATTGGAAAAAGTAAATGTTATTAAACGCAATAACATATCTCGTATTGAGGGATAATATTATGCGAGCAAAGAGGTTTGAAAAATTGTTAGAACGTAGACAGAAAAAAGTAACAAAAGCTCAGCAAAAAATAGAAAATCTTGATATAGAGGATACAAAGTATATGAATCAAGATGGAAAGATAGACTGGGATAAATTAGCAAAACATGTTAAGCAAGCATTAAAACAGGTAAAATAAATGATACCTGTAATTGGCACAGCAGTAGTAAATGGAGTTCAATGGTTGGATAATCTAATACAAAGTGTAGATTATCCAACAAAAGAATTTGTTATTATCAATAATAACGGTCGTGAAGAATTAAACCAAAAACTAGATCATTTAGCCAAACAGAAGCATAAATTTATTGAAAAAATTACTGTTTCACATATGCCAAGAAATATAGGCTGTAGTGGAGCATGGAATTTAATAATAAAATGTTATATGTTTGCCAATTATTGGATAATAGTAAACCATGACATAGAATTTCCTAGTGGATATTTGGCTAAAATGGTGGAAGCTATAAATGAGCCGGATATTGGAACAGTACACGGAGACGAAGGACCAAGCGGTAGTAATACTGGTGGCTGGTCACTTTTTGCTATAAGGGATTGGGTAGTTGAAAACTACGGCTTATTTGATGAAAATTTTTATCCTGGCTATGGTGAAGATTGTGACTATGAAATGAGATTGGCACTAAATCCTATAAAGCGCAAACTATCATTAAACATACCAGTAAAACATGGCGGTAGTTATGACTATGCTAGTACCGGCTCTCAAACTTGGAGACAAGATCCACAACTAAAGGTAAAAATAGATTTTGCTAGATTTTTAAACGAACACGAGTATTTAGACTATAAATGGGGTAAAAATTGGAGATTGGTAAGTCCATATAAAACTGCTTTTGATATACCAAATTTTCCAGTAACAGCAACACCCTATAGTTTATATTTTGCTAGACGCAAAAATTTAGGATTTTAGTATGGTAGATAGTAGAGCTAAGGGCGCTAGAACTGAAACCCTAGCACGTGATATGTTGCGTAAACATACTGGATTAGCTTGGGAGCGTGTTCCTGGTAGTGGAGCACTTGATGCTAAACATGGTTTAAAAGGAGACTTATACGTACCTAACCATGTTAATCATTATTGTGTTGAAGTAAAAGGTTACGCAGAAGATCATATTAACAGTGGGTTATTAACACATAAAACTCCGCAGATCATAGAGTGGTGGCAACAAACGCAGCGTCAAGCCCTACAAGTTGATAAAATGCCACTGTTAATATTTAAATATGATCGTAGTAAACTATTTGGCGCTACTAGTTTTGTTTGTGATAATATGATGGACAAGCGTTGGCTAATGTTCTACTCACAAGATTACGAGTTCTATATGTTCTTGTTAGAAGATTGGCTTGTAGGAAGCAGAACTAAATTTATAGATTGATTTTTGTTATCAACAGTGATATAATAGTAGATTACATTATAAAAAATAACATGAAAACCTTTAAAAATTTTGAATACAAAGAAAAAACACTGATGATAGTAGATGCGCTTAATCTTGCGTTTCGCTACAAACACAGCGGCATTAGAGATTTTGCTGAAGATTACTTACGAACAGTAGAAAGCTTAGGCAAAAGTTATAAAGCGCAATATATAATTATAGCAGCAGATCAAGGATCTAGCAGCTATCGTAAAGCTATTTACCCTAATTATAAACAAAATCGTAAAGATAAGTACGACAAACAAACTGAAGCTGAGAAAATAGAATTTGAATTATTCTTTGAAGATTTTACTGCAACACTAGAGTTATTAGCCGAGCACTATCCAGTACTAAGATTTCCTGGCGTAGAGGCAGACGATATTGCTGCATATATAGTAAATAAAAAACGTCGATTACCCATTGACCAAATTTGGCTTATATCAAGTGATAAAGACTTAGATTTACTTATCAAGCCAGGAGTAGGGAGATTTAGTTATGTTACTCGTAAAGAAACTACGTGGGAGTCTTGGCAAGATCAGTATTCCTTTGAACCCGAACAGTATATTCATGTTAAGTGTCTTATGGGCGATAGTGGCGATAATGTCCCTGGTGTGCCTGGCATTGGACCTAAACGTGCTAAGCAACTTGTTGAAGAATATGGTACTACCTGGGATCTTATTAATAGTATCCCTATCAGTGGTAAGTACAAGTATATTGAAGCACTCAACGAATCAAAGCAACAACTAGAACTTAATTATCAACTAATGGATTTAGTAACCTATTGCCAAGACGCTATAGGTGCTGAGTATTGTAAACAAATTGATGAAACCATAGAATTATGCTTAAAGTAAATAAAACAACAGAATTTATGAATATCAATCGCCGCTATGATAGTAGTCACGATTGCAAAGTCCAACAAGTAGTAGAGTGTAGAGTAGATAACGCAGCCTACTTACCAAAACGTGCTAATCCTACTGATGCTGGTGCTGACCTACGCAGTACCGAAAATTTAGATATTTATCCAAATGAAACAAAACTTGTTGATACTGGTGTAGCGGTAAAAATTCCAGAAGGCTTCGCCGGGTTCGTATTTAACAGATCGGGACAAGGTAAAAAGGGAATTATTTTACTTAATTCAGTAGGCGTTATTGACAGTGATTATCGTGGAAATATAAAAGTAGCACTAAAAAATATTAGCGATGACAAGTATGAAATTAATATTGGCGATAGAATTGCACAACTGGTAATTATTCCAGTAATTATTTGTGATTTTGTTGATAGCTGGAATGATACAAAACGTGGTACTGGAGGATTTGGCAGTACCGGACAATAGGAGAAATTATGCAAGTAAGCACACGCGCACAAGTAATTACTAGACGCACTTATAATCGTCCTACCAGTGATGATGGTAAACAATTTGAAAGCTGGCAACAAACTGTTAAGCGAGTTAAAGATCATCAGCACTGGTTATGGGAGCGAGCTGTAGAACGTCAGCTCTATTTTCATGAAGTAGAGGAATTAGACAAGCTAGAGCAGTTAATGCTAGAGCGCAAAGTATTAATGGCTGGACGTACACTTTGGCTAGGTGGTACTACAGTAGCACAAACTAGAGAAGCCAGTCAATTTAATTGTAGTTTTACACAAGTAGAAACAGTGTATGATGTAGTAGACTGTTTGTGGCTACTACTTCAAGGTTGTGGTGTGGGCTTCAAACCTATTGTAGGCACACTAAATGGAT